CACTTCGCCCCGCCAAGTGCAACGATAAAGGCGAGATTGAAAAGTATTATTATTACCCCGATTGGGCCAATATCAAGCGTGGAACACAACCCACAGAGATACGGGCATGGGGTTACGACCAAAACGCGAACGAATGTATACTAACCATCAAACCATATTCAACGGGTTCGTTTTACTTCGCACCCGTGGACTACCAAGGCGGTACGCAATATGCAAACTTGGAAGCGGAGATATCGAATTTCCACATCAACAACATCATGAATGGTCTTGCGCCAAGTATGTTGATAAACTTCAACAATGGGCAACCACCCGCCGAGGTTAAAGATACGGTTGAATCACAAATCAAAGCCAAGTTTGGTGGATCGTCCAATGCAGGTCGTTTTATTATCAGTTGGAACGATGGCAAGGATTCAGCGGCGGACATTACACCAGTACAATTAAGTGATGCCCACAATCAATATCAATTCCTTAGTTCGGAATCAATGCAAAAGGTTATGATATCGCATCGTGTGGTATCGCCATTGTTATTGGGTATTAAAGACGGAACGGGATTTGGCAATAACGCGGATGAATTAAAGTCGGCATCTATCTTGTTTGACAATGTAGTTATTCGCCCATTCCAACGATTGGTTATTGATGCGGTGACCAAGGTATTAAACCACAATGGTTACAACCTTAATATGTATTTCAAGACATTACAACCGCTTGAGTTTACGGATTTAACGGGTAATGTAATTGATGATGAAACCCGCGAGGAAGAAACGGGCGTATCGTTGTCATTAAAAAAAAAGATTGATTTAGCGGACATGACCATCGCGGATGAAGATTCGTGGTTGGAACATTTGAAATCCCGTGGGGAAATAATTAACGAAGATGTGTGGGAACTCATTGATGTAACGGAAGTTACGGATGCGGATGAGGAACTAAGATTTAACATGGCGTATGAAAACCCCAATAAAAAAAGTGGTGATGATAAAGGGGTTTACAAAATCCGTTATCGGTACGGCCCTAATATCGTGGCCGACAATTCAAGGCAGTTTTGTTCTACAATGGTTCAAGAATCCAAAGGGGGAGTAATTTATCGCCGTGAGGATATTTTGACAATGGGGGATGCGGGTGTGAACGGACAATTTGCACCAAGCGGACAAAGTTCATATTCCATTTGGAAATACAAGGGCGGTGTTAATTGCCACCACAGATGGGAACGATTGACATTCAGACGGAAGCAAATCAAAGGTAAATTTTTACCGAAGCAACCAAGCGAAACGGGTGAGAATAGAGATTTAGAAAATTACAACGAAGTATCAAATAAGAGTGCCAACGCTGCGGGTGTTCCATTTTCACCAAGTGGATGGGAAACGGCATCAACAAGGCCCATTGATATGCCAAACAAAGGAAGTTTAAAGAACAAATAAGATGTACGCAAACGATGATGTATTATTAATCACCAAGGAGGACATATTCAAATACACCCAATTGAGTGGGAATTTTGATGTGGATAAAATCACCCCATTTATTAAGATAGCCCAGGACATTCAAGTTCAAGAATTATGCGGTACTGTTTTGTATCGGAAGTTGTTGGATGATGTGCAATCAAACACATTGGCGGGATTTTATCTTTTGTTGGTGTCACACTATTTGCAACCATTGTTGATCCATTACGCAATGAGTGATTTGTTGTTATTCCACGGGTATGAAGTGACCAATGGTGGTATCGTGCGTAATTCACCCGAGAATACGCAATTACCAAGCAAGGAGGAATTGGACACCATTGTCCAAAGACAAAGAAACATTGCAGAAACTTATCGGAGGCGTTGCGTGGATTACCTATCGTATTTCCCACAGAGGTATCCAGAATACACGGCCAACCAAGAAGCGGGAGAATACCCAAATTCGAATCCATCGAATTATGTAACATGGAATTTGTAAAAAAGACATATAAACCCAAGGAGGAAAAGGTTAAGAAATTGACCACCTACATAACGCAATTGAAAATCGTTAATGCGGTAAAATGTGATTTATTCACAAAGACGACCAAGATAATCGCCATTATGATATTCTTCACGGGGTGTTCGGCCGAATGGCACTTAAAAAAAGCCATCCAAAAGAACCCCGCCATGGCACAAACATCCACCCACACCATTGATACGCTATTTGTAACCGATTCTGTGAGCATTACAGACACTTTCACAACAAAAACGATTGATACCATCACAATTGAAAAAGACGGCGTTAAAACGATTGTTTACAGAAACCACGATATTATCCGAGTTCACACAGTTGTGAAGGCGGACACGATTAGATACACCAAGACCATCCAATTACCACCAACGATTCAATACAAGGAACGCATAAAGGTTCCCCAGGTGGTGGGTGTTGGATTGGCATTACTATTATTTGGACTTTTATTATTTTTATTAGCACGAAGATGACCAATCAAAACTACGATAAGACAACCGCCCCATCACAAGGGTGGAAAACCCCATCGCGGAGTTCACCACAAGGAGGCGGAACACGGGGGTGTTTCTGCAAAGACAAATTAACATATTCCAAAAAATGTTGTGACGGAACATTGTGGGCGCAAGGCATTGGACCAATTAACGCCAACCCCTAACAATTGACAATTTAATCGTTTTATAGATATGAGTATTAACGCAAGTTCATTTTCGGCGGGTTACACGGGAAGTGTAATCGTTGCCAATACATCCGCCAAAGTTGGTCAATTCCGTGGTTTTGTAGTTAACGCAAACGCCGTTGTTTCTGCTTGTTTAGACCAATCGGGTGCGTCTTTGATGACACCATTGGGATTGAGTGGTGTAACCATTAACCAAGGAATGTTTGTTTCGGTTGCGGATGGTGATTACATTTCATCAATTACTTTGACATCGGGTTCAATAATCCTTTACACATACTAAAATGTGGGTTGGTATTGGCATTGGCATTGGTAGAAATCGCTTTGTAAGTGGTGGAGTAACACCTGCTTTTTCTACAACACAATGGCAACTTTTGACAACAATAAATTGGGAAAATATAACTGATATTTGGAACTAATATGGGAACTTCTTTAACTGGCTTAACGCCATCGACAACATACGATGCCTTAATTAAAGTAGGCGACAACGGTGCAATTGACGGCACACTAAAAAGATTCAGTGATGGTTTAGGTAATGACCTACCATTGTTGGTGTCTACAACTGCAATCACAAATTTAGGTGGTGGTAGCGTAGCAGGAAACACGGCATTTGGTGATAGTGCTTTAATTGACAACCTAACAAGTGCAAATAATACGGCTATCGGTAAAAGTGCCTTAGAAAACAACACGGCAGCAAACAACACCGCAGTAGGTTACGAGGCAGCATTAACCAACACAAGCGGAACAGGTATTACTGCTATAGGTTATCAAGCGTTGAGGGTTAGTACGGGTGGTGAAAATACCGCAGTAGGTTTTTCTTCTTTAAGTGCAAATACAAATGGCGTTAATAATACGACTGTTGGCTCAAGAACTTTATTGCAAAACACAACGGGATTTAACAATGTTGCAATAGGTAATGAAGCATTAAGAAACAATATTTCGGGAACTCAAAATACTGCAATAGGTCGTGATTCATTACGAAACAACACCGCATCCAACAACACCGCAGTAGGTTTTGAAGCGGGTAAAACTAATACGAGTGCAACGGGTATAACTGCAATAGGGTATCAAGCGTTGACATTGAGTACGGGTGTGGATAATACCGCAGTAGGTTATCAAGCAGGACTTAGTATTACCACAGGAACTCAAAATACGGCATTAGGTTATGCGGCGTTAGCAGGTGCGGCAGGTGCAAGAAATACGGCATTAGGTTATGCGGCGTTAACTCAAACTACGGGTGCTTTTAATATTGCAGTAGGCAGACAAGCATTGTCAAACAACATTGCAGGAAATTCAAATACCGCTATTGGCGAAAATTGTCAAAGCGGTAATTTTAGTGGAAGCGTAATTTTGGGTAAAGATGCAATTGCAACCGCAGCAAATCAATTTGTAGTCGGTAGTACAGGAACAAACGCAGGTGCAGTAACTACAGAAGTAGTCGTATCAGATACCACTTGGAGTGTTCGTATTAACGGAACGGCTTATAAAATTTTACTTAAAGCATAATGGCAACAAGATATAATTGGGTGGTAACCGCCCTTTACACACAGACAATCGCAGACGAACAAGATTATGTCGTTACTGCTAACTATTCAGTAATTGGCGTAGACGGAACTTATACAAGTTCTATCCAAGACACCGCCACTTTCGCAGTAGTCGATAGAGACCCTAACTACATTCCTTACGCTGACCTTACCAATGATATTGTTATCGGTTGGATACAAGAAAAGTTAGGTGAAGATTCAATCGCTAACATTGAGTATTGTATTAACGACCAAATACAAATGCAAATCAATCCACCCGTTACGCCCGAAAATACACCATTACCGTGGAGTTAACAACATCAAAACAAATCATCGCTGAGGCGTTGAATATGGCAATCGCAAAAGGTTGTTTCGGATTAATCGAAGTCACTAACATCGTCAAAGCATTAGAAGTGCTAAACGACCAGCCAACAATTGAATTTGGTGAAATAACAGAGTAATACAATGACCGCCCCAAAAGTAAAACCCAATGCGTTGCCCATTTCGTTTGAGCAATTTAAGAAAAATCCCATTGCGGCCGTTTCTTTTTGCATGTTGTTGGCTGTGTCTTATTTGTATATGGACTTGCGTTCGGGTTATAAGGAACAGATTGAAAAAGCCAATTTTAAGATTGAAGCATTGGATGTGAAGATTGATAAATTGACCTACGCATTAAAACGATCCGATTCGTGTTTGGCATCTGCCATGACCGAGATTCGTATAATGCAAACAATGAAAAAACTATGAGAACGGCATTATTAGTTTTTACCGCCCTATTTATGACGGCTTATGTGTTCACCATTGCAAACGCAAAACAAAGCCCTACAATCGACGAAATAGATGCGTTGCTTA